GTCCTACACACGTCTGACAGACGCAATTAAGCGTTCTGCGCGGATGAGTGCTGTAATGTCAACGATCTTCTCAAGGACTGTAAAGTCCTTTAAGAAGGCGAAGACTTGGGAGATGGGTATTTCCCTATCCCACGAGGAGCGACTCCTAACATCGTCGCAAAGACGAGCAAGGTAGTCCAAGTTCGGAATCATCAACTCCCCCAGTCTTCCGACTGTGGGGCTCAATGTTGATGACACGAACGCCTCTATCCCCTGGTCGGGGATAGCCGATAAAGGGTAACCCTTGTCGGTCATGAAACGAAGGTTCCCAGCATACAACTTTCGGTTCAGAGAACTTACAGTCGATACATAGGATCGGTTTTGGACCTCGAAATGTTCGAGAGCTTCCAACCATTCCTCCATTCTATCCCACCAGGAACGACCCTTTGGGTTCCATCCTAAGCCGTAAGGCTCAGGGAGTTCACCCAGAACTCTTAGGACAGCTCGCTGTCTAGGCATGAACAACCTAATGGACCGAGGCCCAAGAGATCGTGCAACATCTATAAACGAGTTGTCACCAGAGCCTTTCCATTTATATCCTCTCAAGACAAAGCTCTTGAAGATAATCCTGGAAAGGAACTCTCCCGCCCGGTCGGATACCAGGGTTTTCTCTTTCGAGACCTGGACCCCAATGGCGTCCATAATCCAACGATACATATTGTAGACGTCCAAGTCTGCTAGGACAAGGTCGTCTCCAACCATGGCGTACTGGAGTTCTTTATTCAAGAACACATGGCAGCCAACCACGATAGCGTGGTGCAGGAGGAACGCAGAAGCAAACGATGGGCCTAAGCCTAACGGTTGTCCCACGTACCACCTGAGGTACCGCTCTCCATTATATGGATAAAATCCATCATTTGGAAGGTTGTCCTTTGGGAGGTACTTACGTACATCCTTTTCAGGCGGAAGCCAATCACTTGGCATTTCCCAGTCCCCACTGGAGATCGCAACAAAGCAATCAATCCAGTCTTGGCTTACGCCAAGTCGGGAAAGCAACCTGACCTGGAATTCCAGGGGAAGGTTATCCGAGGCATTAGCAAGGTCTACGCTATATAGCGTTTTACCT